TGCTTCTCGTACACTGCTTTGATCATGGGCGTTTTGCCCTTCATGTTTTGCTGGCGCTGTGCGCTGGTGATTAGGCTCCTGATGCCTTCGGCCATCATGGAGAGTTCTTCGGCGGTGAACATGGTGTTTGCCTCGTTAAGTGGAAGGAAAGTAGTGCGATGAAATCTGTCATGAAGCATCAGTTCAGTCAAGTGCCGCGTGCGGATATTCCGCGTTCGTCGTTTGATCGTTCTCACGGGTACAAGACGACGTTTAACGCCGGTTATTTGGTGCCTGTGTATTGTGATGAGGTTTTGCCAGGTGATACGTTTAATCTGCGAATGTCAATGTTCGGTCGGTTGGCGACGCCTCTTCATCCGTTCATGGACAATATGTTTATGGACGTGTTTTTTTTCGCTGTGCCTTTGCGTCTTCTGTGGACTAATTTTGCGAAGTTTTTTGGAGAGCAGGCTAATCCCGGTGATAGTACGTCTTATCTCGTTCCGACGATGACGAGTACGGCGGTGACGGGTTACGCGAATGGTTCGTTGCATGATTATTTCGGCATTCCTACTAAGGTGCCGGGTCTTGTGCATAGTGCGTTGTGGCATCGTGCTTATGCGTTGATTTGGAACCAGTGGTTCCGAGATGAAAATCTTCAGAATAGTTGGGGGGTTCCTATGGGTGATGGGCCGGATGATCCGGCCTCGTATGCTTTGTTGCGTCGTGGCAAGCGCCACGATTATTTTACGTCGTGTTTGCCGTGGCCTCAGAAAGGCCCGGCTGTTCAGTTGCCGTTGGGTACGTCGGCTCCGGTGTTGATTACTAAGTCGAGTGGTCCGGGTACGCCTACTCCTTCGACGGGTATTAATTTCAAGTCTACGACGGGCGGTACGCCTTCTGTTAATTTTGCCGGTACGATTGCCGGTGGCGATGTCAATTGGGCGCTCAATACTGATTTGTCGACCGCTACGGCGGCGACGATTAATCAGTTGCGTCAAGCGTTTCAGATACAGAGGATTTATGAGCGTGATGCGCGCGGTGGAACTCGATATACTGAGCTTGTACAGGCTCACTTTGGAGTTACGTCCCCTGATGCCCGTTTGCAGAGGTCGGAATATCTCGGAGGCGGTTCTGTACCGCTTAATGTTAATCCGATTGCGCAGACTTCTTCTACTTCTTCTCAGCCTACGCCTCAAGGCAATTTGGCTGCTATGGGTACAGTGCATGGTAATGGTATCGGCTTTAGTAAGTCGTTTACTGAGCATTGTGTGCTTATCGGGTTGGTGAGTGTTCGTGCTGATTTGAATTATCAGCAAGGCCTTAACCGTATGTGGTCGCGGTCTTCTCGTTTCGATTTTTATTGGCCTGCGTTGTCTCATATCGGTGAGCAGGCCGTTCTTAACAAGGAGATTTATGCGGTTGGTTCCGCGAATGCCGCGCAAGATGCTGCGGTCTTCGGCTATCAAGAGCGTTACGCAGAGTATCGGTATAAGCCTTCGGTTATTACCGGTCAGATGCGTTCTAATGATGCTACGCCGCTCGATACTTGGCATTTGGCGCAGAATTTCGGAGCCCTGCCGGTATTGAATGCGAGCTTCATTGAAGAGAACCCTCCGGTTGCTCGTGTGATTGCCGTTCCGAGTGAGCCGCAGTTGCTGCTTGATTGTTATTTCAAGCTGAAGTGTGCGCGGCCTATGCCGGTGTATGGTGTTCCTGGTCTCATTGATCATTTTTGATGAGGGGGGGCAGGGGGGCTGTGTCAGCCCCCCGCGTCGGGCGACTGGGTTCGCCTGGACGTTTTGCGAAGGTCGATTGGTCTTGGCTCTGCCATTGCTAGGCCTCTTAGCGATGGATCGTCTGAAAACGATGGAGGTTGTATGGCGTTTGGTATTGATGACGTCGCGGTGGCTGGTATTACCGCGTATGGTGCTAATGCAGCGGCGGAGAAGACGGCCGCTGCTAACATTCAGATTGCGCGTGAGCAGATGGCCTTTCAGGAAAGGATGGCTAATACTGCTTATCAGCGTGGTATGGCGGATATGAAGGCCGCGGGCCTTAATCCGATTTTGGCGTATCAGAAAGGTGGTGCGTCGTCTCCAGGTGGTGCCGGGTATCCTACGACGTTTCCGAATGTTCTTGGTGAAGGTGCGTCGGCTTTGCAGAAGTCTCGGCAGAGTGGTAACGAGGCGGATATTGCGCGTGCTAATCTTGCTAATCTTGGTGAGCAGAATACGCTTATTAAGTTGCAGCAGGCTCAGACTGAAGCGCAGACTATGAAAGAGAATGCTACAGCGCGTGCTATTAATCAGCGCGTTATGATTGACCAGCCCGATGCCGTTACGGCTACGCGGGCGGTCGAAATGCAGAGAGATAATCCGACGCTGACTACGATCGGCGCCGGTGCTCGCGTGATCGGGCCTGCGGTGAATACAGCTAAGCAGGCTGTCGATACGGTGATGTCTCCGGTGGAGACAATTATGAAAAGGTGGCCGTGATGTTGTTACAAGGAGTAAACTCGGATGGTGAAGTTATCTCCTCCGCGTATGTTGATAAGAAGGATCGAGTTGATACGACTTTCTATCCTGAAGGACCGTCGCTCACGCGACAAGAATTTGCGGATGAATGTGATATCAACGCGATTATGGAGAGATACGAGCGGGTGGGAGTTGTGAACCACTATTCTCCCCGTGAGCCGAGGTATCTTGATTTGTCCGAGGTGCCGGATTTGCATACGGCGCTTGGTGTCATGCAGCAGGCGGAAGAAGCGTTTATGTCGTTGCCTGCTGTGGTTCGTCGTGAGTTTGAAAATCGCGTGGAAGATTTCGTTGAATTTGCGTCCGATCCTGAGAATTTGCCTCAGATGCGGACGTGGGGCCTCGCGCCCCCAGAGAAGGCCCCCGAGCCGCCCATGCGGGTCGAGGTCGTTAATGGCCAGCCGGGTGAATCGGCGGGCCAGGAGGGCTCCTAGAGCCCGTTGCACAGTGCTCCTCTTGATGTAACTGTGCGGACTGACACCATTCGGTGTCGGTCAGGTAGACCGGAGGTCGTATATGGGTAAGTTTCGTGGAAAGTTGTCTAAGCATCGCTCTAAGGCGATGTTTAAGCATAGTGCTTCACATACTCATGTGAAGAACATGCCGCGTAAGCATCCGATGCGTGGCGGCATTAGGTTGTAGACTATGCCTTGTTATGGTCCGTTGACGGCGTACTATAGCAAGGAGCTTAATCCTACCGGGAAGCGGAGCCTTGTGTTTAATCCCAAGGCTTCGCATTCTGGTGTGCCGATTAAGCTACCGTGTGGCCAGTGTTTTGGCTGTCGGTTGGAGCATTCCCGTATGTGGGCAATGCGTTGTATGAATGAGAAGCGTGTTTGTAACGGCGATAGCTCGTTTGTTACGCTGACGTATGATGATGCTCATTTGTATGAGATTTGGCAGGAGAAAGGTTGTTCTACGCTTGTGCGTGAGCACCCTCAGTTGTTTATGAAGCGTCTCCGTAAGAAACTCGGAGACGGTATTCGTTTTTATGGTTGTGGAGAGTATGGTGAAACTACTCGGCGGCCTCATTATCATATTTTATTATTTAATCGTGATTTTGATGACAAAAAGTTTTATAAGAAAGCGCCTCGTGGCGAGAATTTATATACGAGCGCCTTGCTTGAGGAGCTTTGGCCTTTCGGATTTAATGTTATTGGAGACGTGTCTTTTGACAGTTGCGCTTATGTTGCTCGGTATGTGACAAAGAAGTTAACCGGTGAGGATACAGAGTGGCATTATGGCGGGCGTTTGCCCGAGTTTCCTATGATGTCGCGGAGGCCCGGTATCGGGTCTGGTTATTTTGAAAAGTATAAGGATGAGATTTACGCGCACGATAGTATTGTCGTGAATGGCGTGGAGTGCACGCCTCCTCGGTATTATGATGCGCGGTACGAATTGCTTGACAGTGATCGGTTGGCGCTGCTAAAAGCAAAGCGCATGCGTGCGGCGGTTGATATGACGCGAGGTCAGACTAACCGTCGGCGTGTGACTATGGAGAAGTTTGAGCTTGAGAAGCTCAAGTTGAAAAGGAGAAGTGTATGAGGATGGAAGTTTATTCGGTGTACGATAAGGCGATTGAGGCCTTTATGCCGCCGTTTTTTTGTCGTTCGCGTGGTGAGGCGCTGCGGTCGTTTTCGACGGCTGTCAACGATCCGAATTCCCAGATTGGGAAGTTTGTCGCGGATTATGCGTTGTTCTGGATCGGTTCGTTTGAGGATGGTAGCGGTGAGTTGACGTGTGCGACCGCTGCTGGTCCGGTGCGGATAATTCAGGCGCTGGAATGTGTTGAGGCGGTTACGCTTGATCACGTTTCACGTGAAACAAGTGTTTTGTCTAAGTGACCTGCGTAGTTTGGAAATGAGAAGGGGGGCGATTTGCCCCCCTTCTTTTTTACTTTTTCTTGTGATCTTGTGTCACTGCGTCGGTCAGCGCCGCCGTGATTTTGAGTTCGAGTTGCTTGAGGATTTGCTCTTGCTTCTCGTACACTGCTTTGATCATGGGCGTTTTGCCCTTCATGTTTTGCTGGCGCTGTGCGCTGGTGATTAGGCTCCTGATGCCTTCGGCCATCATG